CGATGCAGCCGCAAGTTCTCGCTTGACGATTTGTATTCAGACCCAAATTCACCGGGTTTGATGGTCTGTGCCGCAGATCGCGACGAGTACGACCCGTATCGCCTTCCCGCTCGCCAGCCAGACAATATTGTGCTACCATTTACCCGTCCAGATACGCCCATACCGACAAATCCGGCGGGCGTCATCACGCAGGACAGTGACTACTTCCTTATTACTGAGGACGGAGAGGATTACCTTGAACCATGAGTAGTGTACCTACCAATCTTATCCCGACGCGCATTACCAGCCTGCCTGAGTATACTGGCGCGAGCACACTCGGCTACCTGCCGTATGTCCTTAGCGGCGTTACGTACAAGGTCCAGTTTGCGAACATCGCAGCAGTTGGCGCGGTGCCGTCCACGCGCATAATCGCGTCGGGTACAGGTCTTACAGGCGGCGGCGATCTTTCGGCCGACCGCGTCATCTCGATTGCGGCTGGCGGCGTCGGCGTCACCCAGCTCTCCCTTACGGGCGTCACGGCGGGCACATACGGATCAGGCTCTGCCGTGCCGGTCCTCACCGTCGACGCCACAGGCCGCGTCACGACCGTCACTACGGCCGCGCTAAGTGTCACTGGCTTCGTGCCCACGACGCGCACGATCACGGCAGGCAACGGCCTCACAGGCGGCGGCTCGCTTGCCAGTGACATCACACTCACGGCCAACTTCTCTTCAACGACACCCTTGGCACTCGGCAGTGCCACTGCGGGCGTCGCCAACACCTTGTCTCGCGGCGACCATATCCATCCAGCCTTGGACCTGTCGGACACAAACCAAACCCAAGGCGCGCTCCCCTTGGGTCGCGGCGGCACTGGCGATGCTCTGTCTCCCGTCGCTGGTGCCGTCGTATACTCAACAGGCACGAAGTTTGCCCTCAGTACACTTGGCTCAATCGGGCAGGTGCTTACGTCGAACGGCACTGCCGCGCCGACTTGGGTGACGCTTACGGGCACCGGCACGGTCTCAAGCGTTGCTGTCAGTGGCGGGACAACGGGTTTAACCACAAGTGGTGGGCCAATCACGACATCCGGTACAATCACAATCGGCGGTACACTTGCCGTGGCCAGTGGGGGCACAGGTGAAACAACGTATACCAATGGGCAACTGCTTATTGGGAACACAACGGGCAATACACTGACCAAGGCTACGCTGACGGCGGGTACGAACGTCACCATCACGAACGGCACTGGCGCAATCACGATTAACGCAACAGATCAGTATGTAGGCACAGTCACTTCCGTCGGCGGCACCGGTACGGTCAATGGCATCACGCTCACTGGTACAGTGACGTCATCTGGATCGCTAACGCTTGGCGGTACGCTTTCGGGCGTTGACCTAACCACACAGGTCACAGGCATACTCCCCTTGGCTAACGGCGGTACCAACGCAAGCAACGCTGGCGCTGCGCGAACCAGCCTCAGTGCGGCGGCGTTGGGCGCAAACACCGACATCACGTCGATTGCGCTCACGACAGGCACGATAAGCACGACGCCGACCAACGGCACGGACATTGTCAACAAGACATACGCCGACACCATCGCGTCGGGCATCAACTTCCACCAAGCCGTGCGCTTGGCGACAACTGCGGCTCTGGCCGCTAACACGTACAACAATGGCGCTAGTGGCGTCGGCGCGACGCTCACGGGTAACGCCAATGGCGCACTGAGCGTTGACGGCGTGGCTGCGGTGGTTGGCAACCGCATCCTTGTCAAGAACGAGGTGACGCAGGCCAATAACGGCGTCTACACCGTCACGCAGACTGGCAGCGGCGCGGCTGTGTACATCCTCACCCGCGCTACCGATTTTGACACGGCTGGCGCAGGCGTAAATAAGATTGACGCAGGCGACTTCTTCCTCGCCACGGCGGGATCGACGCAGGCCAACACATCGTGGGTACAGCAGACGCCACTGCCGATCACTGTCGGCACAACGGCGCTAGTCTTCATTCAGTTTGGCGCTCCGATCACATACTCGGCGGGCACTGGCCTGACGCTGGGTGGTACAGTCTTCAGCATCACGAACACAGGGCTAACGGCGTCGACATACGGCAGCGCGTCCGCTGTGCCTGTCATTGCGTTCAACGCGCAGGGGCAAGCCACAAGCGTCACCAACACATCTATCGCCATCGCGGCATCCCAGATCACGTCAGGCACGCTCGGCATAGCCAACGGCGGTACGGGCCAGATAACAGCTTCGGCTGCGTTTAACGCCCTGTCGCCGATCACGACCACGGGCGACCTGATCATCGGCAACGGCACGAACAGCGCCACGCGCTTGGCCATCGGTGCCAACGGCTACTTGCTGACGTCGAACGGCACGACTGCCGTGTGGACGGCAGCGCCGACCAGCATGGTCTATCCGGGCGCTGGCATCCCGAACTCAACTGGAACTGCTTGGAGCACCAGCTACTCAACAACGGGCACTGGCACTGTTGTCGCACTGGCAACATCGCCTGTGTTTGTAACGCCAAACCTCGGCACGCCCTCTGCCGCAACGCTCACCAACGCAACAGGCCTGCCTCTAACGACTGGCGTCACAGGCACGCTGCCTGTCGCCAACGGCGGTACAGGCGCGGCCACGTTCACGGCGAACAACGTCCTCTTGGGCAACGGCACCAGCGCGCTTCAAGTTGTTGCGCCAAGTACCAATGGTAATGTATTAACGAGTAATGGCACGACATGGGTGTCACAGGCACCAGCCGCGTCGGGGGTAACGCAAGCACGCGCGACCGCTCTGTCGCTAATTTTTGGATTGTAAGGACTAGGACATGGCAGCACCGAACATTGCATCACTCACAACGATCACGGGTAAGACGACGTACTACACACCGTCAGGCGTAACGGCCGTCGTGCTGTTGCCGAACGCGGCGTCGTCGGGCAATGTGTTTAAAATTAACCAGATCGTCGTTGCGAACGTCGATGGCACGAACGCCGTTGACGCAACGGTGTCAATCTACACAAACGGCGCGGTGGCGCAGGGTTCGGCCCCATCGGGCGGCACGGCATATCCGATTGCAGCTACAATATCGGTGCCCGCCGACGCCTCGCTGATTGTGGTTGACAAGACGACTGGCATCTATCTTGAGGAGGGCACCTCCATCTCGATCACGTCGGGAACTGCCAGCAAGCTGACGTTCAGCATCTCTTACGAGTTAATGGCATGACGACCAACGCAGTAGTTTACCTTCTTACAAATTTAACAAACGGTAAACACTACGTTGGTGTATCAAAAAACTTGCGTCGTCGCATGCGCAGCCATTACTCGTTGACGCAACAGATTAACATCCCAATTAAAAACGCCATAAAAGAGCATGGGAGAGAGAATTTCTCCATAACCGTTTTGGAGGAGGGTGACATAGACTACTGCTACAGCAGGGAAAGTTTTTGGATTACTGACAAAAATTCTATGACCCCAGTTGGTTATAATGTCTGCACGGGCGGTAGAGGCTCCAGAGGTTTGACTGGAGAGTTGAACGGGATGTTTGGCCGGAAAGGCCCGCTGCATCCTAATTACGGGAAGCCCGCGTACATGCTTGGCAAGCGACATACGGAAGAAGCCAAGAGGCTTATGTCAGCTACGCGTAAGGGCCGGAAGGCGTCTCCAGAGGCGCGAGAGAAAATGAAAATAGCATCTTTGGCCCGTAGTCCAGAAAGCAGGAAGCGCGCTGCTGATGCTGTTCGCGCAACTTACGCGCGGAAGCGCGAGGCTAAATTAGCGGCGGCTCAACAGGCGTGACAGTTATCTGGTAATGTGATAGGAATATTTTATGGCGAATACGTTCACGAGAAAAGTAAGCCGCAACATCGGCACGTCGCTGACCTCAGTGGGCAGCTACACCGTCGGTTCTGGCGTGCAGACGACGGTCATCGGCCTGTCGGTGTGCAACACCACCGCGTCGCCCGTGACGGTCAACGTCACCGTCAACGACGGCACGAACGACACGTATCTGATTAAGGGCGCGGGTATCCCTGTCGGCCAGTCTCTGATACCCATCGGCGGCGACGAGAAGGTTGTCTTGATTGTCGGCGACAGCCTCAAGGTTCAGTCCTCGGCGGCAACGTCACTGGACGTCGTAATGTCCATTCTTGAGATTTCGTGAGGTAGCTTATGCCCTATGTAGCCCCCAACAATATGATCGGTGAGTTCACCGTCAACGTCGCCCTGAGCACAACGAGTGCCACGTCGCTGCTGTCAAACGCCGCGTCGTCTGGCCGCGTGCTCAAGGTCATCTCGATCGTCGCGGCCAACGTCGAGGGCACGAACGCCGCCGACATCTCGGTGTCGCGTTATTCGGCTGCCGCACTTGGCGGTACGGCCTTCCCGATGGCGTCCACGATCTCAGTACCGGCCGACGCCTCGCTGATCGTGGCAGACGCGACGACGCCAGTTGTACTGGCCGCCAACACGTCACTCGGCGCGACGGCTGGCACGGCGAACGCTATTACAATGACGGTGACCTACCAAGAACTTGCGGGATAAAGGCGGATGTCAAAACGCTATCAAGGTGGGGTGCTCGGCGTAGGGTTCAACCCGCTGCAAGCCCCGAACGCACCGACGATTGGCACGGCTACGGCTGGCGGCAGTAACTGCGCGTCTGTGACGTTCACGGCTCCGGCTTGCGTGGGCGGCTCGGCCATCACTGGCTACACAGCTCGGAGCAATCCTACTGGCTTTGGTGGCGCTGCGGCAAGCTCCCCAGTCACCGTGACTGGCTTGACTAACGGATCGTCTTACACCTTCGGCGCGTTTGCTTTGAACAGCTACGGTCCATCACCCCAGAGCGCGTTTAGCAATAGCATCACTGCGGTGCTGGATGGGACGTTTGGCATCTTTGCGATAGGAACAAAT